GAAACCGTTGATGCTGCAATGTTTGGAGCAGATACAGGATACTTAGGCAATGACTGGACGGAGAATTTAAATGGCGAAGGTTACTTGGAGACTGGCGAACTCGCCGGACGACCCGATCTACAGCGGAAAATACGTGATATCGTCGCACAGCTCGCCCCAAGGGTATCGGCGGTTGAAGACGAATTCTCCAACCGTTACAACTGGACAAGGAATAGAAACCTTAATTCCACCTATGAAAACGCCGAAGCCTTAGCCCCCCAGTCTTTAACGCCTGATGGCCCAGAGGCCCAAGGCATAGGATCTTTACCTACGAACGCGGCCCAAGCTCTTGGCTACGACGCAGAAAAGATAGCCAAGCTGCCACGGGTCGTTAATGATCCTGTGGCTCAGCGCTTTAATGAGCAGGTGGGCGCCGACCCCGAGGCTGCCATAGCCCAATACCGGCAACTCCCTGATTCCAAGGGTGGAAAGGTCCTTAACACGGATATCTTTAGGGAGCTAAACCCTGAATACCGTGACAATCGTACCCTTTCAAGCAGCGTCCAAGAAACCTCTAACGCTTTAAACGAGCTTATGTACCAAAGAGCACTTCGTGACACTATGGGCCAAGATGGCCAATGGGTGTTCACGGGCGGTGGAGCGGCGTCAGGTAAATCAGCAGGCCTTTCAGACGAGATGGAAAATTCTTTTGATTTAGTTGTAGACGGAACCCTAGCTAACTTTGAAAAAGCGTCGACTCAGATAGACCAAGCTTTGGATTCAGGTAAGGCGGTCACTATTGTCTATGTGGACCGACCACCAGAAAAAGCCCTTCCCCTGCTGCTAAAACGAGCAGGCGACATGGAAAATGAGTTAGGCTCAGGACGAACAGTTCCGCTTGATATTTTCTTGGGGGCACACAGAGACGCCCGCGAAAGCATTAAGAAAATTGACAATAAGTACAAAAACGACAACAGAGTAGCCATTGAAATTGTAAATAACCACGGCGCGCAAGGAGAAGAATTCCTTACCACTGTGGATAATATTAGCGAAATGGATTACAATACGTCTTTACCCAAGGTAACCCAAGCATTAGAGGACGCATATGAACAAGGAAAAATCAGCGAATCCATCTACCTCGCCACCAAAGGCAACTCTCAGCCCCGCCCAGAAAGCACGCAGAGACAAGCTTCTGGAGCTAACACGGAAGTCATTTCTGTCGATGGGCAGCAGGCCAAGCAAGGGAATCAAGTAACCGCTTTAAATAAAAGTGGAGAGCCTCTAGGCATAAACATAGCCGTAGATAAGAACGGAACGGACTACGCGGACCTTATTGTCAGCGGCACTAAAAAGTTTGAAAGCCGAGAGACAGCATCCCTAAAGCCTTACGTGGGTAAAAGAGTAGGTATTGTACGCACTGGTGCAGGTCCGGCAGAAGTTATAGGTTCTGTTGAAATAGGCCAACCTATTGAAGTTAATGAAAAACAGTTTAATCAGCTTAGGGACCAACACCTAGTTGCTGAGGACTCTTCGTTTAACATTAAGAAAGGACAAACTAAATTCCTTTATCCTATGATGAACCCCATATCTACTCCTACTCAAAAAGTCACGTCTAAAGGGATTGTGGCTAGGGCGTTACCTGCCCAAAAAGCCCCTACTAGAAAAAACAAGGTAACCTTTGAGGCTTTCGGTGGCTCTTTAGGTGATGCCCGACAAAAATTAGGCATTACCCCAGAAAAGATAGAACAATTCAAAGCCGCTAACAAAGGCACAAAACAAGAGCCTGTTCCTAAAGTTATGGCGGCGGCTAAAAAACTTAAAGCCGGTGAGATATCTACCGAAGAGTACAACCGAGTCGTTGAAGAGTTCCAACCAATTAAGCCTTTAGGCTCAGTTCAAAAAAGACCTACTAATGAACAAATAGCTATGGCTTTGGCTAAGAGAGAAGCTGACTCTGCGGGTATTGTAGGTGTCAATTTAAATGTTCCCGATGGTACTATGATCTCTTCTCGACTAGATATCCCTGCTTACGAAAATATGGATACGTGGGTTGTAACATTACACGACGGAACAATTAAAAGTGGACTTGCTGTAGGATATGCCCCAACGGCAGTCCTGAACGACGTTGAGTTCTACAGTAACGCTGCAGCGGCCTTAAAGATGGCCACTAAAGATACCAGTAAGGGAACAATTGCTAGAATAAACGGAAGTTTTGAAAACCGTGATCCGGCAGCCGTAGAACAACTAGCCCGAGATATTTTGGATGGGACTGCGCCTGATGCAAAGCAGTGGGTAGAAGTTGGAATGAACCCGTTCCGCCATAGTTATTTTTATAGAAAGTCAGATGGAATGCCTGTAGCCAACGCGGAGCAGGTCATCCAAGTAGGACCTTTGGTTTTAGCTAAAAAAGTTAAAACCAGACCCGTAGAAAGTCCTGAACACTTGGTTAAAAGCCCAAAGGGCGAGCGCTATTTCAAAAGTGGCGGATCAGTAGAGCGCGTGTACAATGACAACCGAACATACAAATAGGACAAAGTCATGCCTGTAGATAAAGTCGTAAATCTGGCCCCAGTAACTGACATCATGGAAATGATGGGTGAACAAGAGCCTGATATTGAGATCATCTTAGAGGATGATGGCAGCGCCGTTATTGAAGTTAACGAAGAAGACGACGTTGAGTTCTACAGTAACCTTGCCGAGGTCATTGACGAAACCGAGCTGAATGATATTTCCTCGGACCTACTTGCTTTGTTTGAAGCAGACAAGGCCTCTAGGCAGGACTGGGAGCAGATGTACGCCAAGGGAATGGACTTGCTAGGTCTTAAAATTGAGGACCGCACGCGACCGTTCCGTGGTGCTGCAGGCGCAGTACACCCAATGCTGACTGAAGCGGTAATCCAGTTCCAGTCGCAGGCGTTTAAAGAGCTTATGCCCGCAGGCGGCCCTGTCCGCACTGAGACTCTAGGCAAAGAAACTATCGACAAGGTCCAACAGGCTTCGCGCGTGCAGGACTTTATGAACTACCAAATCACGTCGGTGATGAAAGAATACACGCCGGAGTTCGATCAATTACTATTTTACGTTGGATACGGCGGCTCCGCATTCAAGAAGGTCTATTATGATGAACAATTGGGTCGTATGGTTAGTCGTCTGGTTCTTCCTGACGACCTCTATATTCCTTACAACGGGTCGAGTGTCATCTCTCAGTGCCCAAGAATTACCCACCGTATATCTATGGACTCAAATGAGTTCAGAAAGCGCGTTGTTGCAGGTGAATACCTAGACTCAGTAGTCGATCCAGAGAATGACCCTGTTGGCGGAGATCAGATTAGGTACGCAATAGACCGAGTTACGGGTTTAAGCTCAAGCGGCGAGCCTGAAGAAGTCTTTTTGCTCGAGTTCCAAGTTGATTTGGACCTTTTCGGCTTTGAAGACCTTGACGACAAGAACAACGAGACAGGAATTAAGCTGCCTTACGTTGTTACGATTGACGAGAACAGCGGACAAGTGGTCGGAGTACGCAGAAACTGGTTAGAAGATGACGAATTAAAGCGTCGTCGTGAGTATTTTGTGCATTATGTGCTGATTGAAGGCCCCGGCGCTTACGGTTTGGGCTTTGTTCACCTGATTGGCGGCCTAAGTAAGACTGCAACAGCCGCTTTGCGTCAACTTCTTGACGCAGGCACGCTATCCAACCTCCCTGCAGGCTTTAAAGCGAAGGGTGCGCGGATTGCTGACGATGACAACCCTATTCAGCCGGGCGAATGGCGGGATATTGACGCCGGTGGCGCCGAGTTAAGTGGTTCACTGCTGCCTCTACCCTACAAAGAGCCAAGCCAGACGCTATTTACGCTTCTAGGCTTTACAGTGGACGCCGGAAAGCGCCTTGCGAGCACTGCAGACATGCAAGTTGGCGATTCTAACCAACAAGCTGCTGTAGGCACTACGCTTGCGCTGTTGGAACGCGGTTCGATAGTGACCTCTGCCATACACAAACGCCTTTACTACGCTCAGACGCAAGAATTCGAGATGTTAGCGGCAGGATTTGGGCAATTTCTACCCGATGAATACCCATATGACGTCCCCGGAGCGTCTAGATGTGTAAAAAGAGAAGATTTTACCCATATGGTTGCTATATTGCCCATAGCAGACCCAAATGTATTCTCTGCGGCCCAACGCATTACGCTAGCGCAGGCTCAGTTGCAATTAGCCCAAAGTGCGCCTCAAATGCACAACATGTACGAGGCTTACCATCGCGTCTATCAAGCCATGAACGTCCGAGACATTGATGGCATCCTGAAGATGGAAGGTAACCAGTTACCTAAGGACCCTGCAAGTGAGAACGCTGACGTGGCGGACAACAAGTCGTTAAAAGCTTTTGCCGGTCAACAACACGACGCACATATTGCGGCTCACCTGATGATGGGCATGTCACCTCTTATGCAGGCTAATCCCCTCGGTTCGGCGGAATTGCAAAAACATATTCTTGACCACATCAGGTTAAAAGCGGAAGAGGGCATGGAGGCAGAGTTGTTCGCAGAGTACGGTGCAGACCCTGACAACATGGTTTCTGACCTTCAACGTGAGGCAATGGTCTCGATCAAGGTTGCCGAGGGCATGATGGAAATGAAAAACGTCCAAGGCCAACTTTCTGGCGAGGGAACAGGCGAAGACCCAGTAGTAGCATTGAAGGCCAAGGAGCTAGAGCAGCGTGCGGCTAAAGACCAAGCGGACATAGCACTCAAACAAGAAGGTGTTAAGCTTGATGAGGCTAGAATTGTTCAAAATGCGGAAGCCAACCAAGCCCGAATAGAGTCTCAGCAGAAAATAGCGCAGGAAAGAGCGAATGTTGCCAGAGAAAGAATTGACGCTTCTAACCAAGGAAAAAGATAATGCCGCTTAAAAAAGGCTCTAGTAGTAAAACAATCAGTAAAAATGTAGGTGAACTGGTTGGAACTTACGCAAAAAAGGGTAAAATAGGCGCCAGTAAACCTAAGAACAAAGCTGCAGCTCAAAAACAAGCTGTAGCCATTGCTCTGAATACAGCAGGCAAATCTAACAAGATGAAGTCTGGTGGGGCAGTTAGGACCGTTAAAAAACGTGACGGGAACCGCCCAGTAAAGATTTACTAAGTATGCCCCCAGACGGTGGCTTTAAACTGTCTGCTCTCATGGAAAAACGACCATGCTTGAATTCGCTGAAAGCGTATTGAAAGAAGTTAGGAAGTTACAGGAAGACTCCGAGGCACTAGTGCTCAATGGCACTATTACCGACATGGAACGCTACCGTTTCCTTATGGGCCGTCTGGAAGGCATAAAGCTTGTGGATCAGATTATCCGAGACAAATTGGATAAACATTCAGAAGAATTTTAACCCACCAGAGAGACCTATATGGAACCTGAAATGAAACTTACGCCCTTAGAGGAAAAGTGGAAAGCTGAGGCTAAAGACAAAGAAGCCGAAAGCACTAAGCTGACTCTTGACGATGCGTACACCGAAGAAGGAAAAGTCGCTGAACATGGCCTTTCCGACTCTGTTTTAGACCTTATTCCGCAACCTACTGGATGGCGACTAGCTATCCTGCCTTATCGTGGCGCTAAAACCACTAAAGGTGGAATTGTGCTTGCGGATGAGACCCGTCAACGAACACAACTGGCAACTAATGTCGGGTACGTGTTGAAGGTAGGGGACCTATCTTATGCTGACGAGTCTAAATTCCCCTATGGCCCGTGGTGTAAAGCAGGGGACTGGGTAATCTTTGGTCGATACGCAGGGTCTCGGATTCAGATAGATGGTGGCGAGATTCGTTTGTTAAACGACGATGAAATCTTAGGGTTAGTAAACGACCCTGAAGACATTCTACATATGTAAGGAGGCTTTTTATGAGTGAATCAATGACAGAAGAGTTAGACTTTAATGTTGGCGAAGATGAGCAGGAAGCCACCGTTGAAATGAACGAGGACGGCTCTGACGCTAAATTAGCGGTGGAAGAAGAGGCGGAAGTAGTACAGGAGCAAGCTGAAAAAACGGCTCCTGCCGAAGAAGAACTAGATACCTATTCGGATAAAGTTAAGAAGCGAATAGACAAGCTTACTGCTCGTTTGAGAGAAACACAGCGCCGAGAAGAAGCTGCTCTTGATTATGCGCGCAACGTAAAACAGCAAAACGAAACTCTCGAAGAGCAGTATAGGAAGACGGACACGGAAAGGCTGCAAGAAGCCCAAGGCCGTGTTGACAGCCATCTTATAGCCCTTAAACAGGTAATCAAAAAAGCTCGTGAAGAGGGCGACATAGACACTGAAACAGAGGCTCAACAGCGTCTTACGTCTATGGTCTGGGAACAAAACAAGCTTAATGAGACGACAAATCGGCGTCAGCAAGAAGCTCAAGCCCCTAGACAGCCAAAGGAAGAACCCGAAATACTACGCCCAAGAATGCCTGAGCCAGATATGAAGGCTGAGGACTGGGCAGAAAAAAATACTTGGTTTGGTCAAAATACGGTAATGACCCACACAGTTAGGGGCATTCACATGGATTTAATCCAAAAAGAAGGGTTTGACCCAAGCACCGACGAGTATTATAGTGAGATCGACCGTAGGATGAGCCAAATATTTCCTAGTGAATATGGCATTGAGCCTACGCAACAAAACAACAGGACTAACCGACCCGTGCAAACGGTAGCCCCTGCAACCCGATCTTCGGGAGTAAACAACTCAGCACGCCGCTCTGTAAGGTTGAGTCCCAGTCAGGTTGCGATAGCAAAAAAACTTGGGGTCCCACTTGAAGAATATGCCAAATACGTTAAGGAGTAATTTAAATGACTGAGAAAAACGTGCCAAAACTTAATCGTAGTGTTCGTGATACGGATACCCGTGAGACCACTACGCGCCGTAAACCTTGGGCACCTCCTTCACGATTAGACGCGCCTCCTGCGCCTGCGGGCTACAAGCACCGTTGGATCAGGGCTGAATCAGGCGGGGTAGACGACCGTACTAACATCGCAGGAAAGCTCCGAGAGGGGTATGAACTTGTTAGAGCGGACGAGCACCCTGACTTTGACTCAGGTGTTCAAGATGACGGCAAGCATGCAGGGGTAATCTCTGTGGGCGGATTGTTGTTAGCTAGAATACCCGATGAAACAGCAGAAGAGCGTCGACAATTTTATTCTTCACGGACCCATGATCAGATAAGGGCAGTCGATAACGACATGTTGAAGACGAATGCACACTCGTCAATGAAGATCAACTCGCCGGAAAGACAGTCCAAAGTAAGCCTCGGTGGCCCAAGATCGGGTTCCGAGTAATCTTAATTCTAGAGGACATTTATCATGGCAAATGCAGACAAAGCCTTTGGCTTACGTCCGCTTGGTAACCTTTCTGGCACTGGTAGCCAGAAGCAGTACGGTTACGAAATTGCGGACAACCAAGCAGGAGCTATTTTCCAAGGTGACCTAGTCACATTGAAAGATGGTTACATTCTCCAATTCGACCCTTCGGCTCACACAGCGGCGGTCGGCGTGTTCAATGGTTGTTTCTACACAGACCCAACCACTGGCAAACCCACGTTCTCAAACTACTATCCCGGTTCAGTGAACATCACTCAGGGTAAGATCACCGCAGACGTACTTGATGATCCTAGCCAGATGTTCCTTATCCAAAACGATGGCACTTCTGCTGTAACCGATTACGGTAAAAATGCAGACATCGTTATTGGAACGGGCAGCACTACAACAGGTGTTTCAGCGAACGAGTTGGATACATCAAGCATTGCTACTACTGCAGCACTTAACCTTAAGATTATTGGTCTTTGGGACGTGCCTAACAACGCAGTCGGCGCAAACGCGGTGGTTGTAGTTAAAATTAACGAGCACCTTTACGGTTCTGCCGGTGTTGCAGGTCAATAGGAGACTTAGGTCATGGCTATATCACGTTCACAACTAGTAAAAGAGCTAGAGCCGGGTCTAAACGCTTTGTTTGGCCTCGAATATAGTTCTTACGACAACGAGCATACTGAAATCTATGAGACAGAGTCTTCGGACCGAGCCTTTGAAGAGGAGGTCATGTTATCCGGGTTTGGCGAAGCGCCAGTTAAATCAGAGGGTTCGGGTGTTGCATTCGATCAAGCCCAAGAGGTTTACACTGCTCGCTACACTCACGAAACAGTGGCTTTGGCCTTCTCACTGACTGAAGAGGCAGTGGAAGACAACCTGTACGACCGACTATCGGCTCGTTACACAAAGGCGCTCGCTCGTTCAATGGCGACAACAAAGCAGATTAAAGCTGCTTCTATCCTCAACAACGCTTTCACTACCTCTATTGGCGGTGACGGCAAGCCTCTCTGTGCGACAGATCACCCCACTTTAGGTGGACCTGATCTTGCAAACGAGTTGGCTGTTGCGGCAGACCTTAGCGAGGCTTCTCTTGAGCAGGCTCTTATCGACATCGCAGCGTTCACTGACGAGCGCGGCCTGAAGATTGCTGTTCAAGGTACTAAGCTGATTATTCCTAAGGAGCTTCAGTTCACAGCAGACCGCATCATGAAGTCTACTCTTCGTGTCGGCACTGCTGATAACGACATCAACGCCGTGCGTAACATGGGTATGGTTCCACAGGGCTACAAGGTAAACCATCACCTCACAGACCCTGATGCGTTCTTTATCATGACTGACGCGCCTAACGGC